ATTAAAGTCCAATGGGCACAATAACCATCCCGTATGCGCCTCGGGAACACCAGTTAAAGGTGCATGAATTACTGGAAAAACAGCGATTTTCGGTCGTTGTGGCTCATAGACGCTTTGGTAAAACTGTGGCGGCTTTGAACCACATCATTAAATCGGCTATCCTGAACGAAAAGGAAAACCCTAGATATGCTTATATTGCCCCAACCTACGGACAAGCCAAGCGGGTTGCTTGGGATTACCTTCTCAAATACACAATCCCACTCGGAGCAACCCCAAACATTGCTGAACTACGGATTGACTTCTGGGGAAGGCGAATCCAACTCTACGGCTCAGACAATCCAGACAGTTTGCGAGGCCAATACTTTGATGGGTGCTGCCTAGACGAGATTGGCGACCAAAACCCCGTAATCTGGACAGATATTATCCGACCCGCCTTGTCTGACCGCATGGGGTGGTGTTTGTTTATCGGAACACCAAAGGGACACAATCACTTTAAAGACCTGAGAGACAGGGCAGAAACAGAGGATGGTTGGGGGCTTTTGGAGTTCAAGGCTAGTCAGACGGGTGTGATTGCCCAGACAGAATTAGACGCTGCCAAGTCAGAGATGGGAGAAGATAAGTATCTCCAAGAGTTTGAGTGTTCGTTTAACGCCGCCGTAGAGGGTTCTTATTACGGACAGATACTGAACGACCTAGAGACAAAGAATCACATTCAGGAAATCCCGAGGGATGACCTGTGCCGCACGATTACTGCATGGGATTTGGGTATGGGTGACTCAACGGCTATCTGGGTGGCGCAAATAGCTGGTTCAGAGATTCGTCTAGTTGACTACTACGAAAACAACGGGGTTGGTCTGGATAAATATGTTTCTTGGTTACGGGATAACAATTGGGCGAGTGCCGAGCATATCCTGCCCCATGATGTGCAGGTCAGGGAATTAGGGTCTGGAAAGAGCCGTTTAGAGGTTCTTCAGGAAGCAGGGCTAAATGTCCGTATCGCCTCAAGAATGAGTGTAGATGATGGGATTCAGGCTGTTCGCCGCCTTCTACCGAGGTGTTGGTTCAATGTGCCTGCTGTGAAACAAGGGCTTGACTGCCTGAGAAACTACCGCCGTGAGTATGACGAAAAGAGAAAAGTCTTTTATGACCGACCTTTACACGATTGGTCAAGCCACGGCTCTGATGCTTTCCGCTATCTTGCGATTGGACTCGATGAGGGTTCTTCATGGGGTAAATCTATCAACCAACCACCGAAATGGGTAATCTGATGTATTTCTTAAAACAAGGCGATATTGCTGACGCAAAGAAAATAGCCCGAATGGAGCAAACCATTCTTGAGCTTGAAAAGCGGATTGAAATGCTTGAAAATGTGGCGAAACCGCTACAATCGGAGCAACGCCCACGGATGGGCAGACCGCCAAAGGTTAAAGATGAGCCAAGACAAACTGAAGTCGATAATCGAATCGGAGATTGATAATTCGATTGGTTTTCTAGAGACTGAGACAACTCAGCAACGCACAGACGCACTATCTTTCTATTTACGACAACCACTTGGCAACGAAGTTGAAGGTAAATCCTCAATCGTTACTGGCGAAGTGGCTGAAGCCGTAGATGGTGCGCTTCCCCCATTAGTCCGAATCTTCTCGTCAAGCGATGAGGTGGTTCGTTTCGACCCTCGTGGCCCACAAGATGAAGCTGGAGCCAAGCAAGCGACTGAATACTGTAATTGGGTGTTCATGCGTGATAACGCTGGCCTCATCATCATGCACGATTGGTTTAAAGACGCTCTCTTACAAAAGGTTGGCGTGGTTAAAGCCTATTGGGAAGATAAAGAAGATGTGACCAAAGAGAAATATCGTGACTTGTCTGATGACGAGTTAGCGATGTTGCTTTCTGATGAGACTATGGAAGTGGTCGAAAAAGAAGTGGTAGAGAATCCAGTTCTTGACCCTGCTGGCAATCCTGTCCTTGACCCGATGGGTCAGCCTGTGATGTATTCATCAAACAGCGTCACAGTCCAGAAAAAGAAGAAATCAGGCCATGTGGTTGTTGAGAATGTGCCGCCTGAAGAATTCCTCATCTCCAAGAGAGCTAAGAAAAGCCCAAAGGATGCGCCTTTCGTTGCTCACCGCCGTTTGATTACTCGTAGCGACCTAATCGCAATGGGCTTTGATAAAGACATTGTGGATGGGTTACAGGCTTCTAGTGCGCTGACTTACTCACCTGAGTACTTAGCCCGTGTTGCGCCTGGCGAGAATCCTGACGATGGAATCTCTGTTGATGAGTCAATGGAGACAATCGAGGTTTTTGAGTGTTATGTCACAGCCGATATTGATGGTGATGGCATCGCTGAACTGCGTCAAGTTTTTTATGCTTCAAACGAGATTTTGAGCGATGAGGAAACTGACTACATTCCTTTCCACTCACTCTGCCCGATTCCTACTCCACACAAGTTCTTTGGCGAATCTCTTGCTGACAGAACGATGGATTTGCAGTTAATCAAGACAACTATCACTCGACAGATTCTTGACAACCTGTATCTGACGAATAACGCCCGTGTGACCGCTGTTGACGGACAAGTTAACTTAGATGACCTGTTAACTGCCACCGCTGGCGGTGTGGTTCGGATTAAGTCTCAAGGCGCTGTTCAGCAATTAGCTGTTCAACCCGTGGCTGCTCAAGCCTTCCCGATGCTTCAATATTTGGATTCAATCCAACAGAAGCGCACAGGTGTTACAGAGGCTTCCCAAGGTCTTGACCCGTCTATTCTCCAGAATGTGACCGCCGCCGCTGTTGCGTCTATGCAACAGTCTGCCGCTGGCAAGATTGAGATGATTGCACGAATCTTTGCTGAAACTGGCGTTAAGTCGCTGTTCCAAGGCATTCTCCATCTTCTCTGTAAGTACCAAGACAAACCTCGTATCGTTCGGATGCGTGGTCAATATGTCCAGTTTGACCCTCGTGAGTGGTCGAATCAGTACGATGTTGATATAAATGTCGGCCTCGGTGCTGGTAACCGCCAAGAGCAAATGGCTATGCTGAACATGGTTCTTGCCAAACAAGAGCAAGTGCTTCAGACAATGGGGCCAGCCAATCCTCTGGTTTCGATGGGTCAATACCGCAATACTCTTGGTCGGATGGTGGAAGCCGCAGGATTTAAGGATTCTGCCGAGTTCTATAAATCCATCACTCCAGAGCTTGACCAACAACTTTCTAACCCACCGCCACAACAGCCACAAATGCCGCCAGAAGTTCAGGCATACATGGCTAAGACTCAAGCGGACATTCAGGCTCAACAAGCCAAGGCTCAAGCTGACATTCAGTTGGCAAGAGAAAAAGCCGCTGCCGAGATTCAGTTAATGCGTGAGAAAGAAGCCGCCAAACTCCAGTTTGAGCGTGAGAAATCTGCCGCAGAACTCCAATTGAAACAAGAGGAATTCTTAGCCGAAGCCCAAATGAAAGCCATGAAGGTGGGTGCAGGAATTACTTCTAATGTAGAAATACCAGGGTGAAAATATGGGACTAGGTAAATTAAATCCCTTTAGGGCATCAAGCCCACTAAACCCATCAAATCTGATTGAAGGCGCTGGAAATATTGGGCAGGATGTTATTGATACCGCCAAAGATGTTGGTAAATCAATAGACCAAACAATCCGTGAGCAATTGCCTGGCGGATGGACTACCGCCGCTTTATTGGCTGCTGGTTATTACTATTCACCAGAAATCAACGCTTATATCAGCGCTGACGGGGCGACAATGGCTGCTGGCGCTGATGTTGCTGTTGCAGATGCCGCCGCTGCCGCCGCCGCAGAACAAGCCGCCGCCACATTAGCTGCTGAACAAGCCGCACAGATTGCTGCACAAAATGCCGCATGGGATGCCGCCGCTATTGATTTGGCGAGTTCAGCATCTCCAGTATTTGCCACTTCTGCCGCCGCCCAAGGTCTAACCTTAAAACAGGGCTTAGATGCGGCAAGGGCTGGTCTTTTGGTCAACGCCATAACTGGTGACCCACTAGGTTTGAATGATGTAACTGGAAGCGGTGGGAATACATTTGCCAATCAAGGATTCGCACAAGTGCCGATTCCAGAAGATTGGACTTCTCCGACCTACACTTACAGCCCTGTGCAGAATGTCACTTTTGAGGACTTATTCCCAGGCGTTTCCTTACAGGGAACACAATGGCAAAATATGCCTCAAGCACAGACATTCAATGAGATGTTTGCCTCTGGTCAACAGCAGACCCCAATGGGTTCTCCTGTGGACATAAATCAAATTGTGGGGTCAATCCTTGGACAAAGCGCAACGAGCTAAAAACCTAATCTCCGATGAGTTTTTCATGGGAGAGATTGAGAAGCTAAAGAACGCAGAACTGGCGGTTATTGTCAATTCTCAGCCTCACAATATTGATGAGCGAGAGGTTGCATATTTGAAAATAAACGCATTACAATCAGTCATAGCGCATTTTGAATCTATGGCAGCTACGAGCGAGATAGCTAAAAAGCGCTGGAAAATCCTCTAACGAGGCGGTGGCCTACTGTTTAGGCTGACAATTTGGGAATCAAATGAGCGAAAACACGACACCGCAAGGTAGTGGAACGCTGACTGTGGACACAGCAGCAGCAGCATTTCTAGGGATGATGGATTCAGCAGAGGGAGCCGAGAGCCAACCCGAAACTGAGGAAGCGCCAGAGGAATATGTTGATGCCGATGAGCCAGAGTTGGTAGATTCTGAAGAAGCTGAAGAACAGCCTACTCGTACATTCAGGGTGAAAGCCGCTGGAGAGGAGCGAGAAGTAACTGAAACTGAGCTTATTGAGGGCTACCAATTAGGCGCAGATTACACTAAGAAAACCCAGAAACTTGCTGAAGAACGCAAAGCGGTGGAAGCCGAAAGAGCGAAGATTCAGGAAGCGACAAAATTAAGAGACCAATACGCCCAACGACTGCAAATGATGGAGCAATTTCTCCAGCAACAGAACAAGGGTGAAAATTTGGAAGCGCTAAAGGAAGTCGACCCTATCGGTTATGCCGTGAAGGTGGCTGAACAGGCACAACGAGAGAAACAGTTAGCTATTCTGCAACAAGAACAGCAACGCATTGCACAACAGCAACAAGCGGAGCAATCTGAGCGTTTACAGCAACACCTCGCTGAAGAAAGTCAGAAACTGACTAGCCTAATTCCTGGTTACGGCGACCCTAAGTCTGGCGACCAAATCCGCAAGGATATTCGTGAGTATGCCAAGTCTATCGGTTGGAGTGACCAAGAGCTTGCAAATCTGTATGACTCTCGAGCTGTTTTGAGTCTGTATCAGGGGATGAAGTACGCCAAACTTCAGAGCAATAAACCCGCAATCGCTAAAAAGGTTGAGGCTGCTCCGAAGATGCTAAAAGCAGGTACATCAGTTCCTCGAAATGCAGAGGCAGAACAGAACAAAAAACTTCACCAGAAGTTGCGTCAATCTGGCAAAGTCCGTGATGCAGCTTTACTCTTTGAAAAATTCTTGTAAGGAATCGAAATGGCTACCTATCAAACCTACCAATCTATCGGCAATCGTGAAGATTTGAGCGATGTTATCTATAACATTTCTCCCACCGATACTCCCCTGTTGAACACTTTGGCTCGTGGCAAAGCTACCGCCGTTTACCATGAGTGGCAAACTGACAGCCTGTCAGCCGCTACTACTGCAAACGCCGCAGTTGAAGGTGCTGACGCTTCTGACGCCACTATGTCTCCCACAACCCGTTTGGGCAACTACACTCAAATCGTTCAGAAAACTATCAAGATTTCTGGCACTTTGGAGTCTGTTGACAAAGCTGGTCGTAAGAGCGAAAAAGCCTACCAATTGAGCAAGGCTTCTGCTGAGTTGAAGCGTGACATTGAAACCATCTTGACTGCCAACCAAGGCCGTTCTGCTGGTGATGCCTCGACTGCTCGTACTATGGGCGCAATGTTGTCTTGGATTAAGACCAACACTAACAAATCGTCTGGTACTACCGCAGGTGTTGACCCCACCACTATCGGTGTGTCTACCCGTACCGATGGCACTCAGCGTGCTTTCACCGAAACCATCTTGAAGGATGTGGTTCAGAAGGTTTATTCTTCTGGCGGCAACCCCAAGATTTTGATGGTTGGCCCATTCCAGAAGCAAGCCGTTTCGTCTTTTGCTGGTATCGCAGCACAGCGTTACATGGCTCCTGGCAACGAACCCACCACCATTATCGGTGCGGCTGATGTGTACATGAGCGACTTCGGCACTATGTCTGTGGTTCCTAACCGCTTCATGCGTACCCGTGACGCTTTGGTGCTTGACCCAGAATACGCAGCAGTTGCTTACTTGCGCCCATTCGCCACAATCGAATTGGCTAAAGCTGGTGACGCAGAGAAAACTCAGATTTTGGCTGAGTTGACTTTGGAAATGCGTAACGAAGCTGCTCACGGCATTGCCGCTGACTTGTCTACTTCTTAATCACACGGGGGGCTAATCACCCCCCTTCTTCTATGCGCCACATAGCAACACAAAACGGTAAAGAAACTAATTTCCACGATGTTGATGGGAATCACTTTATCGAGACCAAGCAGGATATTTCTGCGATTCTCGAAAGCAACAAGGCTCAATTCAATGCTATTGATGAACGAGCCAAATGGGGTGAATGGACAAAGATTGCCAGCTTGCCTAATGTTGTGATTGATGACTTGAACAAACAAGGAATCATGCGAGGTTTTGCTGTTGTGGATGAGAAAAGATTTCGGACTTTCTTAAATAACCCTGATAATCGGTTCTTCAGAACTCGACCAGGACAGATATGAAAGTTGCCATTTGCGTACCCTGCCGTGACACAGTTATGACAGGGTTTGCTTTTGACCTAGCGAAACTCTGCGCTTATGAAGGCGTGACAAGATGTGCAAAAGGTGGCTCGTTGATGATTTATCAAGTGCCTGGCACTCTGATATTCAACCAGCGTGAGCGACTTGCGGAAGAAGCACTCAAAGATGGTGCGGATGCGATTCTTTGGATTGACTCAGATATGAGGTTTCCTAAAGATGCGCTTCAGATTCTTCTCTCCCGTAAGTTACCCATTGTTGGGGTCAATGCGACTACCCGCCGATTCCCTGTTTTGCCGACTGCTTTGGACTACGACCAAGAGACAAAAGACTTGGTTAAGGTGACGAGCAAGGACAAGACGGGTCTTGAGCAAGTATTGGGTTTAGGTTTTGGGATGGTTCTTATCAGAAAAGAAGTGTTCCAGAAAGTCGAAAAGCCTTGGTTTTGGTTTGAACAAACCGACAAAGGTGGGACAATTGGGGAAGATATTTACTTTTGTGTGAAAGCGTTTGACAAAGGGTTTAAGACTGTTTTAGACCACGACCTTTCAAAGCACATTAGGCATATCGGAACTTACGAATATGGTTGGGATGATGTATGAGCATAGCGACTTACTCAGATTTGAAAACTAAGGTTGCCTCTTACTTGGCTCGTACAGACTTGACTAGCCAAATTGAGGATTTCGTTCGGTTCGCAGAGTTACGCTTGCGTAGAGAGTTGCGAATCCGACAAATGTTGAAATCTGTCACAACTACCACGACAGGCGGTGATTCGACTGTTGAGCTACCAAGCGACTTTCTAGAGGTTAGAGACTTTTATGTTTCTACCAATCCGATTCAGCCTTTGACTTTCTCTAGCCCTGCTATTTTTAGTCGAAACACTAAGACCACTCAGAGTGGCAAGCCATTAGATTACACAGTCTTGGCTTCAGAGTTTAAGTTGGCTCCTGTGCCTGACTCCACTTATACATTGGAACTGCTTTACTACGCAGCGCCCACATTTATGAGTGACTCAAATTCAAGTAATGTGTTCATGGCAAATGCGCCTGATGCGTTACTTTACGCCTCGTTGTTAGAGGCCGAGCCTTATTTGATGAATGATGCTCGAATCCAAACATGGGGTTCTTTGTACGACAGAGCAATCTCCACACTTTCCACATCCGATGAGAGTTCTCAATATTCGGGTGTTCCTCTTTCAATGTCTTTCGCAACGAGGTAAATCATGGCTGAAATGTCAAATTATCTAGAGAACGCTCTTATTAACGCTACCCTGCGTAATACGAGCTACACAAGCCCAACGACTGTTTATGTGGCGCTTTACACAAGCGACCCAACTGATGCTGATTCAGGTACTGAGTGCTCTGGCACTTCATACGCTCGTCAGGCTGTGACTTTCGGCGCTCCTTCTAACGGAGTGTCGACAAACTCAGCCGCTGTTGAATTCCCTCAAGCTGGTGGCTCATGGGGAACGATTACCCATATCGGTATTCGTGACGCATCGACCTCTGGCAACCTTCTGTATCACACAGCCCTAGATGCTTCTAAAACCATCGCCACGGGTGATGTGTTCAAGATTGCCTCTGGTTCTCTGAGCGTTACATTGGCGTAATGGCTGACCTGCTCCCACCTTGGTCAATTGACTCGCTTGACAACTTAAAAGCGAGTATTGACCAACTTACCCTGTCGTTAGATAGTCCTCTTTATCAAACCTCGGTAACTTTGTGGGATGCGTATGGTTCAGTTAACGCCTCGGCTACTGTTTCCGCTGATGCGATAAGAGTTCAGTTAGCCGCCGCCTCAATTACAGCCTCGGCAAGCGCTTCATGTGATGCGACTAGAGTTCAGTATGCTTCGGGTGATATATCGGCTTCTAGCGCCGTTTCCTGCGATGCAACGAGGGTTCAGTTTGCTTCTGGTTCTGTTGACGCTTCTGCCACAGTAACAGCGGCTGGAACAAGAGTTCAGTTTGGTTCTGGTGCGGTTGATGCATCAGCTACTGTAACGGCTCAAGGCATCAGAGTTCAATTCGGTGCTGGTTCTGTTACCGCTGACGCTACTGTTACTTGTTTAGGTGGCATTGTAGCGAGTGGAAGTGCGGATATATCTGCTGCGGCTACTGTAACGGCAGAGGCTATCCGAGTCCGTGAGGCTGTTGGGTCAATAACTGGAACGGCAACAGTAAGCGCCTTGGGTGGCATCATTGCTGATGGCACAGCCCAAATCTCTTGTGAAGCAACAGTCGAGGCTAACGCTTATGGAATATTTGACTTTTCTGCGAGTATTTCTGGCAACTCTACTGTTACTTGCAATGGGGTGCGTCTGGGCGATAATTGGTCTGACATTTCTATTGGTGACAATACTTGGGATGATGTGTCGCAAAATAACAACACATGGACACAAATTAGCGTAAGCGATAACACATGGTCGGATGTTTCAGCCAACTCAAACACATGGTCTGAAGTGTCGCAAAATAACAACACTTGGTTAAGGCAATGATATGCAAAGAATCGCAATGGGTGAATGGCTACCCGACCAGCCTGGTCTAATCGGTGGGATTACTGTTGCATCGAATTGCTATCCCACATCTACTGGTTACGCTCCTTTTCCTCAAGAGGCTGATTTCTCTGCCGCTGCCGCTGAGAATCTCAGTTCTCTTGTGTATGTCAAGAATCAATCTGGTACTGCAAAACTCTACGCTGCTGGTCTGACAAAAATCTATTCTGTGGATTCTGTTGGTGCGCTTACTCAGGCTTGGTATCAGACAGGTACTTACTCACAAAGTGGAAGCACGACTTTGACTGTGACAGCTACGGCTCACGGCTTTAAGACGGGGGATTCTGCTTATCTGAACTTCACAAGTGGAACAGCCGCTGATGGTCAATTTACTGTAACCAAGGTGGATGCCAACAGTTTCACAGTTACGACCACTTCAGCGACAACTAGCGGTAATGTGCAGATTTCTCAGACTGTGAACGGATATAGCACTCCTGCTAACAATATCTTCAGATTCACAAAGTTCGGTAGTCTTGTTATCGGAACAAACTTCTCCGAAAGATTGCAGTATCTCAATGCTGATGGTGGGACTTCGTTTAAGAATCTCTCCGATGATGCGCCTGTTGCTAAGTTCATTACTGTGGTTCGTGACTTTGTAGTGGTTGCTCACTTGCAAGAATCCTCAACTACTAAGCCGTTTAAGGTTCAATGGTCTGGCATTAACGCTGAATCTAGTTGGACAGCAAGCCAAACCACTCAATCAGATTCTCAGGAACTGGCAGATGGTGGACATATCAAAGGTATCCGTGGCGGTGAATATGGCCTCATCCTGATGGAAAAAGGCATTTACCGCATGACTTATGTCGGAACGCCTTTCGTATTCCAGTTTGACAACATTTCCCGTGGTAAAGGATGTGTGGCTGAAGGCTCAATCTGTCAATATGACGCATTGACTTTCTTCTTATCTGACGATGGTTTTTATGTCTGTGATGGTCAGCAAGTCGTGCCAATCGGCGCTGAAAAGGTAGACCGCTTCTTCTTTGAGGATGCAGATTTAGACCTGTCCACAATGTCCTCTGCGGCTGACCCTATCCGTAAACTTGTTATCTGGAACTACAAGAATAAGTTTGCAGTCCGTAAGATGATTGTTTACAACGTGGTTACTAAGAAGTGGAGCCAACTAGACGCTACCGCTGACTATATTTCGGATGCTTCAACCGCCTCGGTGACTTTAGAGCAATTGGACAGCGTGAGCGCCTCTTTAGACGCTCTGCCTACCCCAATGGATTCGCCACTTTATGCTGGTGGTAAGTTCTTCTTAGGTGGGACTGACGGGACTAAAGTGATTACTTTTAACGGATTGCCAAAGTCTGCTGTTTTGGAGACAGGTGACATTTCCACAGGTGGAATGGCGATGGTTAACCTTGCCAAACCTCAAGTGGACAATGGTTCTGCTACTGTTGCCTTGGCTTCTCGACTTCTCCTAAACGAGAATGTCACTTATGGAAGCGATGTGGCGGCTGACTCTGACAATCGTGTTTCTATGCGGGGTGCAGGAAGATACCACCGACTGCGAGTTAAGCCTACTGGTGACAACTGGAAAATGGCTGTGGCGGTAGATGTTGAAGTTATCCCGATGGGGTCTCGATAATGTTTAGGCTTCTTCCGATATTCGGTTCAGACCCGAGGGCTACTGCTGAGATAGTCAACGGGATTATGAATGGCAAGACGAACAATCATGGGACTGTGACGCTTGCCACGGGAAACGCCACGACCACAACTTTGACTGACGAGCGAATCAGCCCAACGACAAAGATTATTCTGATTCCGTTCTCGTCTGCGGCTTTTACTGACTCGACTCCTTATGGGGCTTTTCAGGATTCCACAGACCAAACAGCGGCATCGACCACGGCTGCTTATGCGGTAACTTTTAACACCACAGACTTTTCTCACGGGATTTCTGTTGTCAGTAATTCTAGGATTACAGCTAAAAGTTACGGAATCTACAACGCACAATTCAGCCTTCAGTTCGCCAATACTGACAGCCAGATTCAGGATATTGATATTTGGTTCAAGAAAAATGGCACGAACATTGACAACTCAAACAGCCGTTTCTCTATCCCTAACTCTCATGGTGGAACTGATGGGCATTTGATTGCCGCCCTGAATTTCTGGATTGAACTAAACGCAAACGACTATTTTGAGCTAATGTGGCGCACGACTAGCACAGCGGTTTCTATCCAGCAGATTCCGACCCAGACTAGTCCGACAAGACCCGCCACCCCGTCTGCGATTTTGACTGTGAACTTTGCCTCGTCAAATGGGACAAATGCCGCAGGGGATTACGGGGTTTACGCAAGCGCCCAGACTAAGGGAAGTGCGACCTTAACCCACTTTGCAAACTCAACTTCCG